GCTGGTTAACTGGTTTCCGACAACATCTGATGTCAGGCTAAGGGGTGGGCGAGAAGACTACGCTACGGGCGTCACAGGGGTCACAGAGACCCTTGCTGTCTATAACAAGATGGATGGCACTAGTGAGATGTTCGCCATCTCTGATACTGATGTCTATGATGTATCCGTAGCGGGGACGGGAGCAGCTAAATCGGCTACGGTAACTGATGGCAGATTCCAGCAGATAAACTTCAGTGATGGAACCAATAATTGGCTTATATTAGTCAACGGTGTTGATAAGCCTTTGTACTATGAGGGGACCACTTGGTTATCGGTTGACTCTATTACTTCCCCGGCATTAACAGGGTTAACCTCAACCTCTATCGTCAATGTCAATGAATATAAGGGCAGGTTAATATTCCTTGAGAAAGACTCACTTTCATTCTGGTATCTGTCAGCAGGGGCTGCGGGTGGGGCTCTTACAGAGTTCGATCTAGGCTCCCTATGTCATCATGGCGGATACTTGATGTGGTGTGCCACATGGTCGTTCGATGCAGGCGACGGTCCTGACGATGCTTGTGTGTTCATGACCTCTGAAGGTGAAGTAATAGTCTATAGAGGGACAGATCCCTCAACGGCTTCTGACTGGGTGCTGATGGGGGTTTACTTCGTTGGTAAACCTCTAGGGCGTAGGAGTTATACGAAGTACGGTGGTGATCTTCTTGCAATCATCCAGAATGGAGTCTTTCCATTATCCAGTGCGTTGCAATCGTCTCAAGTCGATCCGACATTTGCTTTAACCAATAAGATAGAGAATGCCTTTAACGAAGCATCAGCGGTTTATGGTGATAACTTCGGGTGGGAGGCAACGCTTTATCCTGCTGAAGAAGCGATATTATTCAATATCCCTGTGGTAGAAGGTGGCGAACATAAACAATACGTCATGAACACCATTACCAAGGCTTGGTGTGAGTTCACTTCATGGAATGGTGACTGTTTCGTTGAATACAACAAGGCCCTTTATTACGGCTACTCAGGTGGAGTGAGAAAAGCCTGGGCGAATGTCAGTGATAGTGGATCAGCGATTAGTGCTATAGGAAAGACAGCTTTCAGTTATTTCGGTAACACCTCTCAGCAGAAGCGATTTACCTTCTTCCGGCCCCTATTAAGGGTGAATGGAAGTATTACTTATTATTCCGATCTTGATATAGATTTCAGTGATCGTGCGATTACGGGTACTTCTACATTCGCCGCAGCAGAAGCGGCCCTATGGGGTACGGCTATTTGGGGGACTTCTGTATGGACAAACGCTTTAGAGGTTGTCAGGCAGTGGAGTTCACCGTCTAACAATGTTGGCTACAGTGCTTCCGGTGCGGTCAGGATCGAATCAGACAGTTATACGGTCAGATGGATATCCAATGATTATGTCTATGAGCGTGGCGGGGTGTTGTGAGAATAGAATCGTCTACTTTAGATGATATTGAGTGGATACTAAAACGAATAAATAGAATAAAACTCCCAGATACAAAGGGGATAACAGCGATATCCGATACCGGCAAAGTATTGGCGGTTTGCATGATGGATTCATGGACTGAGGGCAGTGTTCAACTCCACATCGCAATAGATAATCCAATAGCTTTGAAGAATTACACCTTCATTTCAGAAGTATTCAATTACATTTTCAACACTGGTGACAGATTGACCGCTTTAGGCTTTGTCAGCAGTGAGAACGAGAAAGCCCTTAGATTCGATAAAAGATTAGGATTTAAGGAAATCGCCCGGATTAAAGACGGGAACAAGAAAGGCATAGATACGGTCATTCTCGAATTAAGGCGAGAAGACTGTCGATGGATCAACCGGAAAGTAGAGGCCGCATAAATGAGCAAGAACAGTTCTCCCCCACCACCTGATTATGCAGGCGCAGCAGAGGCTACAGCCGCTGGAGACCTGGCTAATGCCCGTTATCAAACTCTGGCTAACAGACCTGACAGCTACTACCCAGGCGGGTCCAGGACTTGGGAGCAAGGTTATAGTGATCCGGTCATAGACCAGGCCGGTTACGACCAAGCTCTAGCCGCTTATAATCAGGCTAATCCAAGTGCGTCAACGCAGGTGAATCCAGCCGCGAGCGGATATACCCCAGGCGCATGGCCTGGTATGGAATCACCGCAGGCGCAGGTAAATCCAGCCGCAAGCGCTTATACGGGCGATTCAAGTTTATATGGCCCAAACAACGGACCAATGGATAGTGGTGCTTTAATAAACAACCAATATCTTCCTCGCCCAACCGAAGGAGCTTCTACCGGTGGTCAGCAGGCAGCTCCAGGTGGAGCGCCGAATATCGACGACTATACAACACCTGGAAGCCCTGACAAGTGGACAGAAAGGGTAGAACTTAGTCCTGAAGGCCAGAAAGCTTTTGATATTAATGAAAGAAACACAACGCAAATGGCTGGTCTTGGAACCAGGGCACTCGATCAGGCAGGAAACATACTAGACACACCTTTCTCTATTGAAGGCCAGACCCCTCAGTATCAAGGGGCAACCGGCAACATGCCCCAATTCCAAGGCCCTGAAGGCCAATTAGGCCAATATGGGCAGCATCGTCAAGGTGTCGTCGATGCCATGATGAGTCGGGTAAATACCGATACCGAGAGGCAGAAAGAGCAGCAACGGTCCAGACTGGTAGCGCAGGGTATCCCTGTGGGCAGTGAAGCCTTTAACCGGGAGATGGAACAATCCGACCGTAAGCAGACCGATGCAAGGCAACAAGCTGAAATTGCCGCTGAACAGATGGCAGGGATGGGTTATGCCTCAGATATTGCTGGACGCCAGCAGATGGGCAAAGAGGGCATGGACAGGTTCGGTACGGGGATGGATACACGCAACCAATATAACCAGGAAGGAATGACCGACTTCACAACCGGAATGGATACCCGTAGGCAAGGTATTCAAGAGGCCCTGTTACAGCGTCAAACTCCCTTGAATGAGATTTCAGCCTTGAGGTCTGGCTCTCAGGTAGGAATGCCGCAATTCCAGCCCTTCGGCCAGCAGTCGTTTACTGGGGGGCCTGATTATGCCGGTGCTGCCAGTCAGACCGGGCAATATAACTTAGGCCAGAGTAATCAGGGTATAGCTCAAGGCAATGCTTTAGCCGGTGGGTTATTCGGGCTAGGGGCTGCTGGTATCGGGGCCTATCCGTGGTCTGACCGTCGCCTTAAAACGAATATCAAACGACATGGAACAAGCTTGATGGGCTTCCCTGTATACGCCTTTGATTACATCTGGGGTGGTGGAAGACAGGTTGGTGTCATGGCTCAAGACGTTATCAAGGTTATGCCTGAAGCGGTCAAGACAGTGGACGGCTACATGCAAGTTGACTATGGGATGATAAGGTAATGCCGCGTCGTTATTCAGGAACACCATTAGATTCTGAGTGGGGTAAGCTCAAGCGCAGGCGCGAACTCGCCCAAGCCATCACAGCCCAATCCCTGGAACCTTATTCCGGCACACAGACAGTCACAGGTCACGCAGTTGATGACCGATGGGGCCAGGGACTGGGAAAGATAGGCACAGCCATTATCGGAGCAATGGCTAATAAGCGGGTTGATGATGAGTCGAAGGAGCTTAACAAGGAATTCGACACAGGACGACAAAGGGCACTGGATAAGGTAATAGGTGCTCTTCAAGGAACCCCAACGCCTTATGATCTATCTCCTGATGAACAGTTTGATAATGAACAGATCCCAGGGCTTAAGAATGCAGCGCAAAAGCCAGATATGATGAAAGCGGCTATTGGTATGACAGACCCTTACTTACAAGGTGATGATGTAGCCAGGGCAATGATTAATTCGCAGACTTTAGGTGGTGGAAGGGGCGGGTATTCCAAAACCTTTGAGGGTGAGGATGGCCGTATGTACTCAATGGATATGAGAGATCCAAACGCGCAACCAAGGTTGCTTTCTGGTGAAGGTGGAGAGCCATTATATAGTCCAAAATATACCCCAAGAGCCTTATATGGACAGAATAGAGCGAAGCAACTAGGCACAGGTGGTGCGGAACTCGAAACAGACCCAGCGACAGCCAGTGCTGTTGAAGCTGCCAAGCAGGGACGTTTAGGGGCTCCCCCTCAAACCCAGGCACAGGAAGCGGCTGACAAGGCGCAGGCAGAGTCAGCGCAGGCAAGGGCGTTTAATATGGAAGGCGCTCAAGACCTTGTTACCAGAGCAAATGACATTTTATCAGGGGAAGGACTGAATAAGCCTACTGGCAGTTTCATAGGTAATTCGCTTGACTTTATGGGCAACATTGTAGGTCTAGATGTTCCAGGCTCTGTCGAGGCTGAACGCCTTAGAACAATAGGGGCAGCAATGACAGCCAAAGTCCCAAGGTTTGAAGGGCCGCAGGGAGTTTATGACGTGTCCTTATATGAAAAGATGGCTGGTAGTGTTGGCAACGCCAATATCTCTACAGTAAAACGTAAAGCGGCTGTTGAAGAGTTTAAACGCGCCTTTGCGAAATACGAAGAGGTGGAGCCTGGTGTATTTGTCGATAAGACCAAACCATCGAGCGGCGGGCTTACTCCAGAAGAAGAAGCCGAATTGGAAGCACTTGAGGCAGAAGTCGGAGCACCGTAAATGTCTACAACTCCAGAAGA